TATAACTACTGGTGGTTAGCGCCTAGCTATGCCCAGGCCAGGATTGCCTTTCGTAGGTACAAGCAGAGCCTACCAAGACCGGATTGGTTTGACGTTAACAACACCCTTATGGAGATTACGCTGCCTAATGGGGCTGTTCTGGCGTTCAAGACGGGCGACGACCCGGACAATCTGTTCGGCGAGAACGTCTATGCTGCTGTGATTGATGAGGCTACGCGAGTAAAAGAGGATGCCTGGTTCGCGCTGAGGTCCACACTGACCTATACGAAGGGTCCAGTTAGGATAATCGGCAACGTCCACGGCAAGCATAATTGGGCCTACAAGCTGGCTCGCGTAGCCGAATCCGGGGTTCCTAACTACCATTACGCCAAACTGACAGCCTATGACGCGGTCGCTGCGAAAGTTCTCGACGCTTCCGAGATAGAAGACGCACGGGCGGCCCTGCCAGAGAACGTCTTTAACGAACTATATCTCGCGCAAGCCTCGGAGGACGGTTCTAACCCATTCGACGCGGCTGCGATTCTCGCCTGTACTGCTCCGATGGCAGAGGGGCCGGCTGTCGCCTGGGGATGGGACCTTGCCCGTGGAAAGCGCCCCGGCAGTGACTGGACTGTTGGCTATGGGCTCAACCGGGACCGTAAAGTCTGCGAAGAACACCGATTCCAGGGTCCGTGGGATGCTCAACTGCTCAGAATCAGGTCAGTAACGGGTACAGTACCCGCTCTGGTAGACGCTACAGGCGTCGGTCAGGCCATCGTAGAGGAGCTACAGACAGGCGCCGGCAACTTCACAGCGTTCATATTCTCGCAGACTTCAAAGCAGGCCATCATGGGCGGGCTCTCAATGGTCATCCAACAGCGCAAAATCCGCTTCCCAGAGGGCCATCTAACCCAGGAATTGGACGTGTTCGAGTATGTCTACACACGCACAGGTGTTTCCTACAGCGCGCCAGATGGCATGAATGACGACTGTGTCTGTGCTCTGGCTCTAGCAAACGCGCACTTCCCAGAGGGCAGTCCGCGATTAAGGTGGATGTAATGATTAGCAAACTTCTCCAGAAACTCAACGTAGTCAGGTTCAAACCCCTCGCATCGAGGGTAACAGAACTGGTAGGTGTCGGCTTTCTCGCCGCCGCTGCCTGTTGGTTGGGCCTCTGGGCCGGCCTCCTGGTCATCGGCGTAGCTCTGATTGCTCTCGGATATGTCACAGAGGAATCTTGACAATCGGAGCAATCCGCGAGATAATAGAAGCGCGGGGCGATACCTTGATAGGAGCCGGGCCGTGAAAGGCCAGTGCGCGCGCGAAAAGGACAGCCCCGCATATAAACCAGACAATAGAGATAGGTGATGACATGAAATCCGTCCTCCGTGCGTTCGTTGAGAACAAAGCCCCTGTCCAGTTTGTCCGTAAGGGCACCTTTACCCAGGGCATGCCGGCCGGCGGCTCCATCGTCCAGCTACTCCAGTCCTACCAGGGCGTCGGCACTCTGTTCGCTATCATCGACCGTCTAGCCACAGGTACGGCCTCTGTCAACTGGCATCTTTACAGAGGAGACCCCTCTACGAAGTTCCCTGACCCCTCTACTGAGGTCCTAAAGCACCCGGCGAAGGACCTATGGGACCATCCCAACCCGCATTTCAGCCAGTCTGACTTCGTTGAGACCTTCCAGCAGCACCTTGATTTGGTCGGCGAAGGCTGGTGGATTGTCGGTCGGAGCAAGCTAGGCTTCGGCCCACCTCTGGAATTGTGGCCTGTACGACCTGACAAGATGTCTCCAGTGCCCGATGCGGACCAGTTTATCAGCGGTTATCTGTACAGGAATGGCTCCGAGGCTGTCCCTTTGAGCGCTGAGCCGGGCAAGGCGGACGTTATTTTCCTCCGGCGTCCCAATCCGCTTGATTTGTACAGAGGCGCCGGCCCGGTTCAGTCCATCCTGATGGACCTGGACGCCGAACGCTTCTCTGCGATGTGGAACCGCAACTTCTTCCTGAACAGTGCCGAGCCCGGCGGCATTATCCAGGTCGACCGTACTCTGTCGGATGACGAGTTCAACGAGATGACTCTGCGCTGGCAGGAGCAGCACCAGGGCATAGCAAATGCTCATAGAGTGGCTGTTCTGGAGCGCGGAACGTGGGTTGAGCGCAAGTATACGCAGCGCGACATGCAGTTTGCCCTCCTCAGACAGTCAAACCGTGAGGTTATCATGCTCGCATACGGCTTCCCGAAGTCCCTTCTGGGCGTTACAGAGACCGTAAACCGCTCAACTGCTGAGGCTGAGGAGATGGTATTCGCGCGCTGGCTTCTTCGTCCACGGCTCGAACGCATCAAGCAGGCCCTCAATGAGAAGCTTCTGCCGCTGTTTGGAGCCTCTGGACAGGGCGTTTACTTCTCTTACGAGAACCCTGAGCCCCCGGACCACGCTCAGGAGACCCTTGACCTGACTGCAAAGACCAATGCAGCTAAGGTTCTCATCGACTCGGGCTTTGACCCTATCGAGGTCTGCGAATATCTGGACCTGCCACTGACTACCTTCTCGAAGCCGGCGCCCGCGCCGAACCCGTTTGCTGCTCCGACGCCGGGGGCTGACCTGGCAGCCGCCATGCTGAACAAGGTCGACCCTGTGACGGCCGCGCGCATCATCCTTGAGTCTAACTGGACCAAGCGTCTGGAGACAGAGCGGAAGGACCTGGAGAAGCACCTTGATTAGCCCTGACGACGTTGCAAAATGGCTTGCCGGCCGTAATTGGCAGGCTCGTTATGGCGCTGAGACAGAGGCTGAGTTGACTGACCTGTTCGAAGCCGTGCTTGTACAGGGGAATGTACCCGTCGCGCAGGCGCATCTGCGGGCTGTCGAATATGCGGCTACGCGGTCCGGCGCCCTGATTACGGGCCTAGAGGACACTACGCGTGAGTACGTCCGGGACCTTGTAGGCTCTACCATTGAAAGCGGCGGCACTGTCAAGCAGCTAACTAGTGCGTTAAGCGATGGCTCAGTCTTCTCTCCCGCGCGCGCGCGCACGATTGCTCGTACCGAGACGACTAAGTCGCTTAGGACAGGCAAGCGGGAGATTGCATTGGACCAGGGCCGGGATGAGCAGCATTGGCAGACGAATGGTCCTGATGCCTGCCCGGACTGCCAGGCCAATGAGGACGCCGGCTGGATAAGCGTTGATGAGGACTTCCCGAGTGGCGAAGACACCCATCCTAGCTGCGAGTGCAACATCACCTATCGGACTGCCGCCCTCCATGAAGACAAAGGCGAAGAAGACTAGATTCTATCCCCGAGCCCCAGGCGCCGATGCGCTGCCTGTGCTCTTTCGTCCGCCGCAGACGCCGCGTACCGCTGGAGCATTGACCTAGACCGCCAGCCCGTTATCCTCATCAAGTCGCCCTCATTACCCCCGTGTGATAGCCAGTCGTGTGCGAATGTGTGTCTGAACTGGTGGGGATGAATATTCAGGCCAATCTGCCGGCCGCGCCTCTTAACCATCTGGAATATACCCGTACTGGTGAATCGACCTTTATGCCCAACCCATAGCCAGGGCGATGCTGGATAAGACCTCCGCTTCCTGATATATCGGTCAAGAGCCTTTACCGTCTTTGCTCCAATCGGTAGGTCCCGCGTCCGCTGTCCCTTCCCAACAACGCGAATCAGGCCCAGGTCCAGGTCTACGTCATCGTTCTTCAGGCCCGCAATCTCCGCTCGACGTAGTCCTGTATCCATGAAGATGCGCAGTATCGCCGCGTCCCGCCGGTCCTCCAGGCCCCTTCTCTTTTCACACGTCGCCAGTAGCGCCCTCAACTCCTCTATGCGTAGGATTGGTGGCGGGTTTTCAGGGACCCTGGGCGGCTTCATCTTCGCCATTGGTGAATCCCTGATTTCCCCTTCTTCTTCCAGCCATTTGAATAGAGATTGGAGCCCCCGGTAGCGGTTGTTGGCGGTCGCAGGCTTCCGGCGCTCCAGCAAGTACGCAATGAAGGCTTCTACATGCTCCCGATGCACCTTTGCTACGTCTAGCGGCATGTCGTGGTTAGCCAGGAAGCGCATGAATTGCCGGGTGCTTTCGATGTACGTCTGGACCGTGCGCGGGGATAGGTTCTCTGCTCGTAGGTGTCGACCAAAGCTATCAGCACTGACCCAAATGTCGCCCTGTGGTATACTCACCATGCCCTCCTCTGGCGGGTAAACGGACGAACAATTATGTACTGTTCACGGCGGATTTGTCAAGGGAAATTAAGCAGGGACTGTAGACAGGTTCGTAACGAGCGGGAATAGCTCAGTTGGTAGAGCATCTGCTTCCCAAGCACAAAGCCCCCATCAGTAACCCCTAGATTTCACCTTCCCACGAAACATCTTGCAATTATGTGCTGTTCGCGCTTGACAAAATCTGGTCGACGCTATACGATAGAGGTAGGACTGGAGTAATGAAGGCTGATACTATCAGTCAGAGCACGTCCTCAGCGGGGTAGTCTGATGGAACACCTTAACATTATTGACTGCATAATCCAGGGCGGCTCAGTCGGAGTGGCAGTTCTGACTCTACTCGTACTCTACCGGCTGCTCTGCATTGGTTCTTCTCTAATGGACAACCACCTCATTCATATCTATACCGCCCTAACCAGTTTGAACGAGAAGCTCGACCGCCTGATTTCTGTTGCTGACCGGGCTAATCGGCGGGTGCGGGCACAGGAAAAGAAACGTGTGGACGAAGGGAAATAACATGAAGACGAACAACTGGTATAGGATGGAAAACCTCGCCGGCCCGGAGACTGACATCTACGTCTATGCCGCAATCGGCAAGGATGGCGTCTCTGCTGCTGACTTCGTACAGGACCTTAGAACGGTCAAAGCGAAGGTTATCAACCTGCACATCGACAGTCCGGGCGGCTCGCCGTTCGAAGCCGTAACAATGCTAACCGCTCTGAAGCAGTCTAAGGCGGAAGTCCGGGTCTTCGTAGATGGCCTGGCTGCCTCTGCTGCTTCTGTTCTGGCGATGGCCGGCACTCGAACCGTCATGGCGCAACACTCGTTTATAATGATTCACGAGGCGCATAGCTCGGAGGCGGCCGGCAGTGCGGACGACATGCGTAAGCTCGCGGACATGCTGGACATGATGTCCAACAACATCGCTGACATCTACACCAAGCGCGCGGGAGGCACGGTTGAGGAATGGCGGGCGAGAATGGCCGTAGAGACCTGGTTCACTGACGAGCAGGCCGTCTCTGCGGGACTCGCAGATGAGGTTGCAACCGATGTCCTGGCCGTCGCTAACCACTTTGACCTTTCCGAGTTTGAGCATCCGCCCGAGCTACCAGCGCCAGAGCCTCTAGAGGCTAAGGTCGATTGGGCTGGAATCTTTGACGAAGCCTTTATGGGGGTGTTGTAGATGAAATGATTGCAACATCTCTAGCCATACATTCGTAAGCAAACATTCGACAAGGAGAATCAAATGACCAAGCCAGTGAAAAGTGCAATCCCAGAGACCAGCGAGGAACTGGCTGAGCTTCTGATGGACGACGCCCGGCGTACCGCCATCTTTGCGGACCCGGAGCAGTCCAAAGAGTTCCTGGCTGCCTACAGCAAGGCCACCAACAAGGTGGGCGACGTTTCCAAGCTCGTAAGCGAGCAGGTTACTGCTGAGTTGACCAAGTTCCTCAAGGAGCAGGGAGTCAGCCGGCCTGACCTTACCCCGGAGAAGATTGCCGCCATGCCGAAGGGCCACAATAAGAAGGCCATCGGCGCCGGCATCGACAACGTGTTCGAGGACCACACCGACTACCTGAAGGCGACGTGGTTCAAGAACCCGGAGCGTGATGGTGATGAGCGCATACGGAAGATTCGGGCCTATTCTACCGGCACTCCGAGTGACGGCGGATTCCTGGTCCCGGAGACCCTCCGCTCGCAGCTACTGGCCGTTGCCCTAGAGACGGCAATCGTTCGCCCGCGCGCTTTCATCGTCCCAATGGAGTCGCTATCGGTTCCGTTCCCGACCGTGGACAGCCCCTCCAACGCGAAGGGCTCCCTGTACGGCGGTATCGCTACCGGATGGACGAAGGAAGGCGAAGCCTTTACCCCGTCCTCGGCGACGTTCGGCCGCATGGTGCTTGAGTGCAAGAAGCTGACCGCTTACGCAGAGGTTCCGAACGAACTGCTCAGCGACAGCATTCTCTCGCTCGAAGCATTCCTTAACCAGCGAGTCCCAGAGGCTATCGCCTTTGAGGAGGACTGCGCATTCCTGACGGGTACAGGCGTCGGCGAGCCCGAGGGCCTTCTGCTCTCGAAGGCCGTTGTTCTGGTAGCCCGTGATACCCCGGCTCACA